TTCGGCTTCGGCTTCGTAGCCGTCGCACCACGAGAGCCGCCTCCACTTGAACTCCCCCGACCCTTGATGCCACCAGTGTGCTGGTTACCCCGAAAATCATGACCGGGGTTTTCGCCGCTACCCGGCCCACCCTTACGAAGCTCTCGTGTCCGAGCAAGAATCTCTTCGGTCTTAGCTTCGATCGCTTTCGACAAGAACTCCAAAAAGTTTGGCGTTACCCGAACCTTCGTCTCACTATCCGCTTTGCCAATCTCGGTGTACTCACCCGGCTTCAACCTCTTCTTCTGACGTTGGCCGGTGCCATGAACTGAGAAGCCGACGTAATCACCTTTCTTGACTTGGCTCCACACTCGGTCGTCAAGAACCTTGAACCCGATCCACCAGCCCGTTGGCACGACCCCCTCAGGGATGCCAAGTGCCGCTTGCTTCTCTTTTGTCAACACAACGGACTCAACCATTGTGCTGACGCCCTTGCGGATGTGCATCTCTCCGCCGTCTCGACTGTTCAAGACGTACTGATAAGCGGCTTTCTCAAGCTCGTCTTCCGAGTCGATGAAATCGTCTTGCCGGTCAAGAAGAAGCTGGCCTTGCTCGTCCTTGATGATGTTCGCCCAACCAAAAACAAGGCGCTTGTCCTCGTCAACCTTGGTGATTGAGCCTTTTGCGACTGCCATTCCAACATCATTGATCCGTTGGTGCAGCTAGGCAAGTGCTATCAATTTTTATTCATCGTCTAAATCGGCCTGATGCGGGTCAAACATGCCGTGCTCCCACGCCTGCTTCACATCTTGCAGCGCCGACTCCAGCAGGCCGATCAGAACCCACGGAGGAGTGTCAGTCGAAAACGCCACATGAAGTGTTGGCTGGCCGCTCTCCTGCAACCCGTCCACAATGGTGATTCCATGATTCGGCACCATGTTCGGCCACAAGATCGAGCCGATCGGTGGCACTAGCGCATCAGGAGGAACTCTCACAGTGTCCATCACTGGACGGTACTGCCCCTAACTAGATTTCGGAAGGCTCGTCAATGAGGTCGTGCTCGGCGTGCTTCTCGACTGATGGAACTTTGACTCTAGCATCCGAAACTTGCTCAAAAAGCCGAGCTAGATGCTTTTCGTTGACAGCTTTGCTCACAAGCCCCGCTCCTCATACCACTTCAACCCGTAAGGTTCGTCGTGCCACGGCCCCATGTTCAACTCTCGGGTAACAATCATGTTTACCTCGTCCTTGGTGTACTTTTCTGCCACCTCAGCATTCGTCATATCACGATAGAACTCGGCTGGGAACCACTCGTCCAACACTGGGTCATAAGCCAAGTCATCGACTTCGGTCCAAGCATGAGGGATGCGCTCTTTCCCTGCGCCTTGGATTGAACCATGAACGAGATACCCTTGCTTGGGCATTTGTGTCACTGTGCGCCAAGACAATTCGTAGCACCGTCCAATCCGATCATTGAACTCGGCTGGAGGTCGATAGGTGCCCAAACTTTCTGGTCGATCCGGCGAGCCTGAGAGAGCGGATGCCCAGTTCCCGTGTGACTTCTGGTCGTGCTCGGCGTGCTTAGAGATCGCCTCACCGTCTTCAACATCCGGCCCCCAGTAGCCCCACTCAATCAGGTCGTTGCCGCCGTTCAAGATCAGACGAGCAGGAACTTTTGCTTCAACCACCGGCCAATCACGAGGCTTGTCGTAAGACACCCACTGCCCGACTCCCGAAGCCGTAGTCTCAGGTGTCGGCCCTTCAATCGTCCATTCACGGTCGGCGTCCCAATACTCACGGTCCCTCTCAGCACCGTGGTTCTCGGCGTAAGCCCGAGAGAGAGATACCCAGTCACCAGTGTTGATAGAAGTCACCCCCGGCGGGACTGACCTGTAAACCGTGATGAGGGCGTCAGGTTTCCCTCGTGCCTCTCGGATCGCTGCCAAACTTTCAGCCACGACATCATCATCACCGTGAACATAGAACTGAGGGTGAGTGTAGACATCATCAGGGAACCAAGTTCCTTCGGCCAACAAGTCGTGAAGGGGTGCAGCGTCTTCAGGTGGGGTGTGCTGCCCTTGATACTCCTCCGCCCGCCCCTTTGCCCAGTTCCCGTGAGTCTTCTGGTCGTGGCCTCCACCCTCATGCTTAGAAACACTTTCGGACTCAACAAGCACCTCAGCTATGAAGTCGAAATCTTCATCCGTCAAGTTGGGCAAGGAGAGTAAGCCAAAGATGTCAGGCATCACGCTCGCCTTTCCTGATCGGTGCCGTCGAACACAAAACCATCCCCATCACCGTCAATCACACCGTCAAAGAACTCATCAATGATGTGACCATTCGGGAACGGAAGACCCTGAACCCCGAACCGAAACCACTCAGCAAAAAGTTCGGCGTCAGCCCGAGCGTCACTTTGGGAATCATTTTCCGAACTGTGCTTCAACTTCAACCTCTTTCCCAAAACTGTGTCTCCAAGCTGATTCGTCGCAGCCAAGTAGTAGTGCTGGTCGCCGGGGCCATTTCTATACCTGCCCGCCCCGGCGATGCCAAGAATCTCAAGCACTTGGAAGTGTTCATTGAAGAAGACACGAGTCTCGTCAATCCACTTAGCGCTGATGTGACTCCTCCAGACCTGCTCATCAAGAGGCGAAAGACCTTCCCACATCCGTCGTTCAGCGGCGTGCCCAGCCTCGTGGATCACAGTTTTTTCGAGATGACCCCAAGCTTCCTCAGACGGTCTGGTTTGCAAGGTTTGGATGTACTTTTTCCAACGTGATATTTCGTCCAAAGGCTTGCCAATCGCCGCCGCCAACTCAGGCTCATTCTTGAAAACCTCCCATACCTCGTCGTTCTCAAATATCCCCGGAATTGACCACAGCGAAATCACAATTTCGTTACTACGAAGCACATCTTGGTTCTGAACATACCACCCTCCACCGATGTTGGACTTCGCGGCTACCTTCACATGAGTGGGGCGGAACTCTGGGCTGATCTTGTTCAACGTGTCCAGAATGGCCTTCTTTTGCTTAGGCGTGAGTTTCGGGTTCCTAATGTTTCCCCAGCCACCCACAGTGAAAGGGTCAGAAATAGTGATGTCAACTACTTCCATCTCACCCGAGTCATTGCGAACTATCGCTTTACCCGGCAGCTCCCCTGCTCGGCTCGTGAAGAATGCGGTGCCCACACCCGGCTGAGACGGAAACACCGTGACACCATTGGCATCGAGCCAGTTGTAAGTCATTTGAGCGCTTTCCATTCCCTTCGACTTCCAATCGAACTCTTTGATTACATCTAGGCTTCGGCCCCTAGCCCAGTTGCCATGAGTCTTCTGGTCGTGATTGGCGTGCTTGCCGACGAAGCGTTCTTGATCGGTTCCCTCGCCAACGATTCCATCGTTGTCACGATCGATCATCCCTTGGAGGCGGCTGCTAATTATCTCAGCGGCCTGAGTGTCCTGCGTGCCCTCGGGGAAAGTCATGGAGGGATACGACTTGCCGGGGCGGTTGATGACGACGACTTCACTCTCGGTTCCACCTATGACCAAGGCGATGTCCTCGACTGGCACCAAGTCATAGACCACTGTCCCCCTCGTATTCCTCCATGGTGGATTCGGATTGAAGTAACCGGGCGGTGGATCGAACACCCCGAAACCTCCAGCGAACCGAGCAGCCATTTCAGGGTTAGCCGTCCACGACGACACCGCAGTGGCTTCTCTCGGGGTTACTGTGTCGCCCTCAAAGCGCTTGGTGTAGCCACGGGTCAGAGCCACATGCGTTACACCGGCATCCGCAAACGCTTTCTGCGTCTCGGCGTAGTTGTGCTCCCACCATCCACGGGCTGCTTGGACGCCTTTTTGCTGTCGCTCGTCGGGGGCGATTATCAACTCGCTGGCTCGGTAAGCATCTATGGCATATGGGTCGCCCGGATTTCCATCTCTGTATTCCCTGACACCTTTGAGCCAACTCTCCATGTTGCGCTCCTCATTGAAGAGCTGAACTGCTGCAATATGCATCGCTGTCCGAACTCGATTCGCCGGGAAAGATGAATCTTCATAGGGGCTTTGCCTCCACCCGTTCCAAAAAACCACATCAAGGTCATTGAGGGTGTAGCCCCTGAAACCGCCAAGTGCCGTTCGGATGCTCGGTTCGTAGTTCTCAGTGAACTCTTTGAAGTCAAGGCCGCCGCCGCTACGGGTAAGGCCCATCACCGCTTCGTGAGCATCTTTTGGCTCAGTATCCGAAGTGCGCTTGTAGTCCGTGAAGCGTCGGCCGAAGTATTCGCCCCCTTCCCAATCAAGGAAGCGAATATCCTGCTCGTAGTCTAAGCCTAGCTCTTTGAGCTTCTTGCGCTTCCACCCTTCCCACTCTTCTTCATTGCCCTTGAACTCCTCGAACCCCTGCTCGTAGGTTTCAGGCGGCCACATTTGGCGTTCTTTGTCAAAGGGGAAAGGCGAGAACGACTGCTCGTACAGCTTCTCATACTCCATAGGCTTGTCGCTTTGCCAGCCGTACTCCTCGGCATAGAACTCCCCTAAGGGGCGAGAATACTCTCGGTCAGCAAACGGCTTCAGGGCAGCCGCACCGACTAGCACTCGACGGGCAGCCTGCTTCTTCTTCCGCCCCTTAGCCCAGTTCCCGTGAGTCTTCTGGTCGTGATCGGCGTGCTTTTCGACTGGCTTGTCAATGGAATCGAAGAACCGGCGATAACTGGCCTGTACTTCTGGAACATCTTTCTCCCAAGCGGCTGGGTCGTTGTCAACCCACCAGTTGTAAAGCTCCACTATCGACTTAGGTGCCTTCGGGCCACGCAACGACTTTCCGACGAAACGCTCAAACTCGGTGCCTTCCAAAATGATTCCGTCTCCGTCACGGTCGATCTCATCCAGCCGGACAAGTCGCTGGTCAGAGTCACGGTCAGGGCGAGGAGACAAGCGTTTTGAGCCTTCCCATTTAGCCTTGCTCTTCAGAATGTCCACCCAATGTTTCTCCATGTCATCCCTGTCGATGTAACGCCGAGGGTCAATGGAAACTAAATCCTGAAAGCCCTCAAACTGCTCACCGTTGTCAAAGAACAGTCTGGTGTCGCTCCGATCAATGTTGACATTCACCAATTCCAATGAGTTGTAAACCTCATGGCCGAAGTTCAAGATGTCTTTGGCGCTGGATAGCGTGAACGGCGTATTTGATGCGGTCGTAATCGCCTCATCCCTGTAAGACTGAGCAACCCAGCCCACCAAATTTTCCACCCTCCTGTCGATCTCTGCCCTAATATCGCCAAGCGTGACGTTTGATCCCGGCTGACCAACACCGAGACTCTCGACAGCAGCCTCTTCCCAAGTTTCCTTGAACTCAGCCGTCAACTGCTTTTTCAAGTCTGGGGCTATATCAAAATTGAAAACTTGCCCTATCAAACTTTGGGGACCACCTACTTGCTCGATAACAAGGTCGGGGTCTTTCGGTTCGTAGCCAGTCTTGAGCCAGACGTATCCACCGTTCATGTCGCTGTAGTTCGAGACAGCATGAACTACTGCCTCGTCAAACCCTGCCAGCGCCTGCTGGTCCTCCCAGTGGCGAAGTAACGTACTGCCAAACCCTTGCTCCTGCAAAGATTCGGCCAGAGTGAACAGCCTGTTTTTGACCTTGCCATCTGCGCCAGACCAAGACAAGTTTCGCCAGATCGTGCTGCCGGTGTTGAATATTCGACCTGTTTGGTTATCCCGCAGGTTGATGTCACAATCTACTTGTAGCTGGCCGGATTTTTCGGTGACAGCGAGAACCTTGCAGGTGATTGTTCGCTTCCCATCAGGAGTTGTAATCGTGGCACCGAAGATTTGATCGACAGCCCTTTTCAAATTGCTTGGCGAAATTGAGTTGACTATTTGTTCAGCGATGGAGTTGTAAGGACGACCGGTTTTTGGGTTTACGCCACTGCCATCAAAAGTTTGACCAAGCTCTCTCTCAAAGAACTCTTGAGGAGAGTTGGTCGGCTTGATGTCAGCCGAGTCAACGAGGAAGCCCGCCTTGGTCGAGTAAGCAAAGGAACTTCTCGGAGCATTGCTCTGGTCCCACTCGGCGTACTCCTCGGCGGACAAGGCGACATAGCCCTCGGGAACTCCGACACCTCTTGCCCAGTTGCCGTGGCTCTTCTGATCGTGGGAAGCGTGCTTGCCAACTTTTTGGCGCTCGTCACGGTCGGCTTGGATGTCGTTCTTACTAGGCAGTAGCGCCGAAACCTCATCAACAAGATCAAAAGGCACCGGCTTGATTACCGGGTTGACTTCTGTCCTGTTGTAGCCACCCTCGCCCGTATCGACGTAGTGCGATCCAGTCTTGATGTACTCGTCGGCCTTGTCGTAGTACATGATTTCTGGGTCGTACTTGAAGCGAACGATCCGAGCAGGCTCTTCCTTCGGCCAGTAGAAAGTCCCTGTCTTGTCCTTGGAAAACACAGTGCCTTCGTTGCCAAGGTTCATCCGCTGATCGGACCCGAAGTATCCACGCTCCATCGCTTGCTGGTACTCGGACTCGGCCATCACCCGATACACAAAGTCGCCGGGGCGCTCAGAGCCTTCGACCCGCACATTGGGGTTACTCATGTCGTTGCCACGACTACCGGGCACAGTCGTCGGTCGGTTATCTCCAGCGTAAGGCGAACCAAGATTCTTGGTGTCCCACGGAGTTATGTCGTAAAGCTGCCAGCGCCCGTCGGGCGTCTGCTCGCTTCTAGTGATGGTTTCGCCAATTTTTAGATACTTGGTTTTGACGCCACGTTCGGCAAGATACCGCTGCTCAAAGCGCTCTGGGAAAGCCTCCATGACATCCGATTGGCTACTTGGCTTCAGGATTGCGTCCCACGCATCGACAACTTGCTCCCAAAGCGGTTTGCCCGACCGCCCCTTGGCCCAATTGCCGTGGCTCTTCTGATCGTGGGAAGCGTGCTTTTCGACTGGCTCTTCATCAAGGTAGGCAGCATCCCAGTTGTCGGGAATCCAAGTAAGTAGCGAGGCGATCCCCACACGGTTCTGCAAGGGCACCTTGCGGTCGTACTTGAACTTCTTGCCCGCCTTGCTAACCTTCCCGACGAACATTTCCTGCTCGGTGCCCTCGTAAATCCAGCCATCGCCGTCAGCGTCACGGGCTTGGGCACGTTGCAGCGCCCCGTTATTTTCGTTGCGCCCGCCCTCGAATACAACTGAGAGGCTCGTCTTGCCCCTCGTGCCTTCAAGAACAATGACTTCCTGCTCCGCCAAGCATCCCGGCCCAGTCAGGGCGGTGGAGAAGATTTGTGAGGCAGGAACTGATGCTCGCTGCACAAGATGGAACGCACCGTAGCTTGGCACTTGGCCACTGCTGACCGGGTTGAGATTGGCAAAGGTATGGGCCACCTGTGTGTCCGTGGCCCAAGACGACAGCGGTTGCCTACCGATCGTGTCGGTCGAAACTTCCCACGACGAATCCCTCAGCCTCGTACTTTGCGTCCCGCTCCCTTCAAGAATTGCTGCCTCCACCACCTTTGCTGGCAACTCGAACTCAGTGTCTGGGGACAGCGTGGTGCCCCTAGCTGCCCTGACAGTTCGATTCTCAGGCTTGATGCCCAGCAGTGCCTGCGTCTCGGCGTAAACCGCCTGAGCGTATACTCTAGTGATCGCAGTGAACCGGTTTTCGTCCATGCGAACATGGTTTTGCCGCTCGGCAAAGCTGTCGAATGATTCGGGGCGGCCAACCATGTCGGCCACGACCTGCTGAAGCAGGGCCGAATCCTTAGAAGCTGCCGAGGTTGCCCAAGCTCTCGTTTGATCGTTTACGACATCGTAAATGACCTTCATTGGCGAAGGGCCGGGTGCGCTGGGGTAGAGGAAGCCACCGTTCGTCTGCTCATAGATGCGTTCAGCAAGACGGCCGTTCACCGAGTGCTTGACGGCTCCGGCAACCATCCGGTTGTAAAGAGTAGTTATCCCCATGCCGCTGGTATCAATAGGGGCAGTACCCGGATCAGCCAGCGCAACGTCCAAGATGTTGCTGATTGCCCTGTAAGTGCTCGGAGGCAGCATCTCAAAGAGGGGGTCACTGAACTCGTAATACGGGAGTGGCTGCTCTAGCTGGTAAGCCTCAGGCCCACGAGCAAGGTTGTAGGTGCCCACTGACTCATCCAGCTTGGCTTCACTGGCCGTAAACAAGTTTTGCTGGCTCATTGCCTTGCGGATGTGTGCGCTCAGCAACTCGCCTGATGCTGTCATCAACTGGGCGTATCCTCCAGCCCCAGTATTGGTGAATTTCGCCAGCCGCCTGACCGCTTCCACGAACCCCACCCCGCCATCAGAGTTGCTAGCGACTGAATCTGCCCACGAAGTCATCTTGCCGTCGGGCGGAGGTGTAGTGAGCAAGTCGAGGTCAACATTGTCAGCCAGAAGCCGGGAGCCTTCGAGGTAGGAACTCAGCAACTCTCCGATCTTCTCCAGTCCGGGAATCTGCACTTGAACGGCGTCTCTGTACCATTCAATCTCAGCGGCGGCCATTACCGTCGTTCTGTCAGAGCCGTCACTGGGCTTGAAAGAGTACGCCGCTTCCAACTCGTCCCTGAGCAGGCCGATCTTCATAATTTCTTCTGCAATGCGGCCGAAGTCCTCTTCCCTGAAGAACCCCATCTTTGCATCGGTAGCAGGGGTGTCGCTCGCAGCAGCGAGCGCCACTGCGTCAGGCTTGGCACCAGTAATTTTTCCAACCAGTTCTGCACCTTGCAGATACGACCCTGACGAAACGGTGCCTTTTGCCGTGGTGTACCTCACGGCTTGTTGGAGAAGCGACCAATAGTTTTGCTTCCACTGCTCTATCTCTTCGGCCAACTCTTCAGCGCTGAGCTGAGATGAACTGGGGCGATCCTTCGCCCAATTGCCATGACTCTTCTGGTCGTGATTGGCGTGCTTCACAACAGTGGGGCGCATCGCCAACCACCGCTGCAAGCCGAGCGGGTCAGCTTTGCCAAACTGGTCGGGGAAAACTAGCCCCATCGAACAACGGCAGTTCGGGTGAGAATCCGTGGGGTAGTACACCTGATCGCCGTTGTTCAAGTTCCAAAAGCCATCAAGAGGAATGAGCAAGTCGTCCATCGGCCCGCAGATTTCGCAAAGCTTTTCGTCAGGAGTGACGATCCACTTCCGCAATGTGTTCGGCGGCAAGAAGCCATCGTCGGCCAACTGCTCCCAATACTCCTGCTGACCGACCGAAGCAGCCCGAGCAACTTCTGTCCGAGAGATCATCTCGGCTCGATACCGAAGCAATCGCTCAGCATACGCAGCCGCCTGAGCTTGCGCCTGAGCGATTGACATCCCCGAGGCCAACAAGTTCGACTCAAGATTCTGAACCGCCAAAGCGTGCTGAGGTAGAAGGCCAACTTGTTGCCTGATACGACGGCGAGCTTCATCACGAGTAATGACGCCCTCGATTTGATCTCTGATGATCTGGCGAAGGTTTTCTTGGATCGACTCGCTGACGTAACGAACGAGGTAGCTCGTGATGTTGCTGGCGGCTGTAAGGGCACGAGGAGAAACACCGTTGTAAGCAGGACCAATAGCATCAGCCGTCAACTGACCTGCCTGCTGCATTACCGACTGCTGAACAGGAGCAAAAGCTCCACTATCGACTTCGACTTGTGCAAGAGCGTCGTTGACAACCTCGGACATGCCCATGATTTCGCCGTCGTCAACTCGCTGGGTGAGACGGTAAACCGTGCTCACGCCGAGCAAAGACGCCATCGCCGCCAAGAACGCCTTGACCATGCTCGGCTCTTCACGCTCCGTCATGGCCCAGATTTCTTCGGCAAGGTCTTCAGAAGAGAAGTCCTCGTATGGCGGCATGGCTACTCCTTGTCGGGCTTAGGAGCTTGAACTGCTTTCGCCTGAGGCGGCGGCTGCTTCTCGTTCATCTGAGCGGCAGGGACACTCTTTTTGCCAGCCGCTGCCACATCGCCCTTCGCTGACTCACGACGTTCGGGGAGGTGAGCCATGCCACGAAGATGGTTCTCAAGGTCATCATCGGGGAACAGTGGAGCGCCCGCACCAGCGAGTTGCTGGATAAACGTGCCGATCTCCGTAAGCGGAGGAGTCTCAATCTCTCCGTACTTGAGTTCCGGCAACGCCTTCGTCTTGATCCCGTTGACCTTGAACAGCCGAGGGATGGCGTGCTCGTTCATCACGTTCTCGATGATCTGGAGATACGTTCCGATCGACACAGAGAAAAGATTTGTCTTGTCGGAACTCAAAGCATACGAGCCATACGCCTGCTGGCCGAGCAGGATGAAGTCAGCCAGCACAGTTGTGGCGATGCGCTGGTCGTACCGTTGCAGAGTCGTGTTGATGTCGAAAGAACGAGAGCCGCCCGAAGAAAGCAGCTCAAGCTTGTAAATCTGATGGCCTTGCTCGTCGTACATCGACGGCAGGATCAAACCTTCTTGCTGATCTCGTCGAATGTTGACGACCATCTCTTGATAGTCACGGAAAATTTGTTGCTTCGCCCCGGTGGCGTCTTCCCGCATAATGTCTGGATCGACGTACATGACGGGAAAACCAGCGAGGTCACGCTCAATTCCGATGGCTTCGATCTCTTCGACTCGCCGCTTGAAATACCACGGCCGGTAGGCGTTCCGCAATACGGAACGACCCTCAGGGTTGTTCTTCTCCGAACTCGTGCGGAACAACAACGCTTTTTCGATCGGGATGAACGTCAAGTCGTACTTCGGTGGAGCGGACTGAATAAGACCTCGGATACCGCCTTGCTCATCGAACTCCCACTTTTCCCGAGTGTCTTGCGCTCGGATTGAAATTTTTCGCCAGCCAATCTTTCCGTCGTCGTACTTCGACCTTTTCTTTGGGTTGCGGCTGTCTCCGTCTCTCTTCTTGTAAACGACTTCGTGGTAAGACCATCCGTACACCAGCATCGACATGACTTCGGAAACGACATCGGGCCACGAAGCGCTCATGTCCATGAGGCAGGACTCAACAAAGGCTGCTGCTTCTTTGTCCGCTTTGTTTTTCGTGGCGGGCTGAACTCGCCACTTGACTTGGCGAACCAGCTTGTCGATGGCATAAAGAATCGCACCGATAACTGGGTCGTTGTCCCTCATCTCTCGAAAGATCGAGATTTGACGGTAGCCCTTGAGTTGCGGGAGGAACTCTTCTTGGATGTATCCGCTTGAGCGGCGGAGGCCGGTCAAGCCTGTTTCGGTGAATAGACTGTTATTGGAGTTTTGGGGAGGCACAGCCAATCCTTCAATCGGACGTTTCGGCCGAGGCTAACCTTGCTCGGTCACCAGAGCCAGAGCGGTTCTCGATCTGGATAGATTCCAAGCACTCGACCGAGCGCCCAACGCTCGTGCTCGGTCATGCCGCCCGCAACTCCCATCGGCAATTCGGCAACCGCCCACTTCCGGCAGTTCTCAAGAACCGGGCACCCCTCGCAAACTTCCAAGCAAGCCTTGACGGACTTCAAGCGTCGGCATCCCGGTTCGTAATCACACTTGCGAGTGCAAGCGTGCCTGAAGAACATTGCGGTTTCGCCCTTGCAAGCAGCGTACTCAACCCATTCGCTTGGAAGCGATTCGCCCAAAATGTGCGATGCATGTGGCATCAAAGACATCTTGGCTTCCTGCTGCTTCTGCGTGGAGAGCAGGCCATCGAAGTCCCACGAAGCTGGCGACCTCTTCTTTGGTGGCACGCCCATGCCCGACGACAGATTTTTTCCACGATGAGACATTTGCCAAGCCAACTTCGATCTTGTGCTGATGAAGGGCAGCCAAAATTGCACCGGCTGTCCAGCACTGAACCATAGTTGCCCTAACACCACCTCGACCGACAATAGGACTCTCAATATGAGCGGCGAAGTCGGCTCCAATCCACCGGCTCACAATGGACTCGACAACTTCGCTCGCCGCTTCGTAGCCAGCAGCGCAAGCGACCGCTCCTGACTTGCCGAGCTTGGGGTAATCAAAGATCGCATAATCTTCGCCGCACAAGGCAACGAATGAAGCTCTTGATGCGGCGGGGTCGATGCCGAGCGAAACGAACTCATCCGTATTGGAGGTCATGCGACATCTTCGCCGCAGTAAGCCGCCGAGAGCCAAGGTCGATCGCTGCTCGGGCAAGTTCAACAAAGTTGCGAAGTTCACCCGTTCGGAACTTGTAGTGCTCGCTGTGCTTCGCAACGTGCCCGTTTGCTTCGCCTCGCTGGATCAGCATGGTGATCTCAACTCCTCGGGAGTAAACGGCGTTGGCATACTCCATCAATGTGAGCGGACCGTTGGAGATCGGCGGGTCAACTCGCCCGAGTAGAACTTCTAAGTAGCCATCAATTTCGCCACGAAGGTCGTCAACCGTTGCTATTCCGGGCGGCAAGCTGAACTCTCTGAGCGACTTCTTCGGAAGCGGAGAAGCCAAGGCAGACTCCTGAGAATGGGCAGCGGTCGAAGGTTGAACCCGTTTGATTTTTGCAGTCTTCATACGGCTGTGGAAGCTCCCCTCCATCAAGGCCTTCGTTGAGCATCACGAGAATGGACTCGATCTCGTCAACCGTTTCGGCGTCTTTTTTGATCTCAAACTCAGCCCAGCTTTGGGACGACTTGTCTTCGTACACGATGTAAGCGGTGTCGTACCCTGACGCAAGCAGATACGCCTGAATCTGCTTCTTGTGCGGAGTCATCACGCCGTTACGTTGGATCGAAGCGAACTGTGAGGTGCCTTTCAACTCAAAGACCCAACCTTCATTTTCGTTGACGCCGTCCATTGAACCACCCAAGCGATAGTGAGGCATCGTGGTCTTGACTTCGATGTCGGTCAGCACACCCGCATTCAGCAACATGATTTGCCAGCGAAGGTGACGGAAGTGGCCGTCGTTGAAAAGATTCTGAAGGGTCGGGTTGTAATTCTGGGCAGCCGGTTTCAAGCCGTGAAACTCAAAGATTTGCTTTCGAGGGCACTGATACAACTGCGATGGGTGGAAGTGGCCGGAACGATCGCTCGTCGGTGGAGCAAGGATCGACACAACTTTTGAGATGATCTCAGGGTCATCGGTGTGAATTCCGTCGTTGTCGTTCAACCACCCCATCAGCTTCGGAGTGATCTTCCCCGAGTTCTGCTTGAGAATTTTGATGTGCTTCTTTAGGTCGTTCAACTGATCTCCTTCGTGACAGCCATTGTAGCTGTGATGCCGTGGTGCTTGAACACAACAACGAACTCCGGTGCCTTCAGCTCTCGGGCTGCCCTCGTCCAAAGCTCGTTCAACTCTTCAGCTTTCAGGGTGTAAGTCTTGTTCGCATCTTTGATTTCGTACAGCGTCTCTCGATCACTGGCATCGTGCTTGATTCGCAAAGCACCCGAGTTGGGATGAAGGCGAGCACCCAAATCTTTTGCGACCTTCTTCTCAGTTACTCGTCCGTCTTGCTGGCGAGTTCTTGGCCGCCAACGAGCACCAAGAGTTCCGCCCTCGCTTTCGCCAACTTTTCCGGGTTCGCCCTCAGCCAGCCAAGGAACTTCTCCGTTCCCACGATCTTGTTGCTTTCGCCCTCTAGCCACCACGATCTCCCTTCATGTCGAACAATGCCATGCTCAACTCCTGCCCCCATGATGTAAGAGGCTTCGTCAACTGCGCCCGTCTCAAGGTCGAACGTGAATAGCACATCTCGGCTCGGGGCCGACAACTTCGACTTCTCCAACGTCGCCCGAATCTTGTGGCCCGTGACCTGATTGACTTGCGCCTTTCGGCCATCAGGCCCAGTGACATCAACCTTCTCTTTCTCCTTGCCTGCCTTGCGAAGAGCAACTCGGTAGCTCGCATAGAACGGCAATGCTTTACCACCCGGCACGGTTTCAGGATCACCAAAAACAACTCCAACTGCCAGCCGAGTCTGATTGATGAAGAGGATCGCCGTTTTGTCATTCGCTGCCGTCAGCTTACGCATCCCTAGCGACATCAAAGCCGCCAGCCGAGCGGGCTGAACTGATTCCTTTGACATCCGCTTGTTCCCCTCCGCTTGAGGAAGGGTGGCAGCCACCGAATCCCACACGATCAGGTCAACTCCGTTTCGGATCAATACTTCGGAAACATCGATGGCCTCTTCGCCAGTCTCCGGCGACTGATAGATCAGGTCCGCCGTGTTCACACCGATGGACTCAGCCCATGCCGGATCATACGCGTGCTCGGTATCAACGATGGCGCAAACACCGCCTGCCGCTTGCGTCTGAGCGATGCACGATAAGGCGATGTAGGACTTCAACGTCGAGTAAGCGCCGAACAGCTCGGTGAACCGCCCCGTCGGGATGCCACCGTCGAGCAGAACGTCGATCGGTAGAACTCCGGTGGGAAGCCGCCCAACTTTGAGCGACTCGTCGTTCGCCATCACGACCGTGCCAGCACCAAGAGCGGCGTTGATCTCTTTCATCAGGTTTTGAGCCGCTGTCATCTTTTGACTCCTAGTTGTTGTAGAGCGCCAGCTTCTTGAAGGCGACCAAGAACTCCGTTGAGAGTTCCGTCCTTCGCCCAGTTCTTTCCGCCTGTGACGGTTTTCGCAGGGCACCGTTCAATGAGGTCTTCCATCGACTCGTAAGGTGCATGATCGGCTAGCGCCTGTGCGGCCCGAGGGCCAACTTGCTTGATCGACACTAGCCCACGGCGAACGCCTTTGCCGGTCGAATCGACAGTCCATGACATGCTGCTTCGATTGACGCACGCCCCCAACACCGGCACCCCAACTCGGCGTGTCTCCTTCACATACTTTGCTTCTTTGGGTGTACCTGCCGTTGTCTCTAGCAGAGCGGCATGGAACTCAATCGGGTGATTGACCTTCAGGTAGGCCAACTGATAGCCGAGCATTGCATAACAAGTAGCGTGCGCCCGATTGAACCCGTATGCGGCGAAACCTTCGATGAGCGACCATGCCTCTTCAGTTTGCTGAGCGCTCATGCCTTGATACGAGCAGAGTCGATCGAAGTCTTGGCGTGCTCCAGCCACCAAGGCGTTCGACTTGTCGGAGTAGCCGCCTTTGGCGTGCTTGCCCTTGACCGCCGTAAGGAAGTCATTGAGCTTCTCGATGGGCATCCCAAGGTCACGAAGAATCGCCAACACTTGTTCTTGAAAGACCGGCACTCCGAAAGTTTCGGCAAGATGAGCCTTGAAAATGTCGTGCGGGTACTCGACTTCGCTCGGCTTCGCTCGATTCTCCAGAAACTTTTCGGTGTATCCGAAGTCGATGGTCGCTGGCCGGTAAAGGGCGTTGATAAGGATCAGGTCTTGAACTGTCTTCGGCTTGACCTCTCGACAGCCCTTTGCCGCCGTAAACCCTTCCAACTGAAAGACTCCTGTTTCGGCCCGACCTTTCCTCAAGAACTTGAACGTCTCAGCGTCATCAAGAGGAATCCATCCCATGCCGTCTTTCGGTGTTCGGCCAAGCAACTCCAAGCAGCGTCTCATGCTCGTCAAAGAACGAAGTCCAAGAAGATCGACTTTGATGTAGCCCGCATCTTCGACATCATCCATCAAGTGCTGCGTGACCACAGTATCGGAACTCGGGATGAGCATTGTCGGCAGCCACTCTTTGATCGTGTGATTCGGTGGAGCGGACACGACGAAGCCAGCGGCGTGAGCACCGGGTGACCGACGCAGCGGGACTTCGCTCAAGTGCTTGAGGCTCTTGGCATCGTCGGGTCGAACTCGTGCTAATTCGTGAAGATTGGTGATCTTGCCCAATTCTCCCGCAAATTTTTCGCCCAAGATTTTTCGCTGGGCGCTCATGTACTGAACGAACAACGAGCCTCGACCTGTTTCTTCGTCGTATCCCATGCGGTTGTAAGTGCCGATCTGCACGATCTCGTACTTACTTTGTAAGTAATCAACGACATCAGCACGGCGAACGTCTTCGATGTCAAGGTCGATGTCTGGCGGCCGAACTCGGTCAGGAGTCAAGAACCGATCGAACGTGAGATTCCACTCAAGAGGATTGACCTGCGTGAAGCCGAGGGAGTAGCAAACGAGCGATCCGGCTGCGGAGCCACGGGCCATTACAAGGATGCCTTCGTCTTCGCACCATTGAACGTAATCGTGAACAAGCAAGAAGTAGTCAGCGAACCCAAGGCCGTCGATCACTCCTAGCTCATACTCGACTCGGCTGTCGTACTCGATGCCGTACAAGCCACGGCGTCGTAACCCCTTCCGGCAAAGCTTGCCCAAGGCTTTCAGAGGGTCATCTGCAAGCTTCGGGACATGGTACTGGTACTTGTCCAGCGGCGGGATTGAGAGGCTGTGAGAGTCCAGCAAGAGGCCATACGAGGACTGAGCCGCATCCCACACATCCATATGATCTCGGTAATGGTTCTTGACCCAGCGTTCCGTTGCAAAGTGGTACGAATCGCCGGGGAACGACACCTCAGAAACATCCGACGAATAAGCAACTGACTTCATCATCGAATGAGCTTCGTGATCCCGGCGATCGCAGTAGTGGCAATCGTTCGTGATGATCGGCGGGCAACTCGTTTCGTTTGCCAACCGCCACAGCGCCCGGACCAGTCGATCGTCGTCCCAGCCGTCCGGGTGAGGAGTTCGATGATGCTGCACCTCAACGAAGACCATCGGAAAGACCGACTTGAAAAAGTTCACGATCGGCTTCGCTTGTTGAACTCCGTAGTCTTCGTCCGGTTGCGCCACTATCGCTTGGCAGACGGCCGAAAAGTAGCACCCGGTCAAACAAGCGATGCCAGCCAACTGCCCATTCTTCGCTGCACGAACAAGATCAAGTCGGTCAATACGAGGCTTGTAGTGGTAATGGTCACGTTGGTTCGACAAGGAGCAAAGTCGAACGAGGTTCTGATAGCCCTCGGTCGTGTACGAAAGAAGGCTCAAATGATGACGTTTCGCTCCCTTGTCCGTTACGTCATCGACGTAATACGCCTCAAGTCCGAGAAACGGCTTGATCCCCGCCTTCTTAGCCGAGGTATACAACTGGAACGTGCCGCTCATATTTCCGTGATCGGTCAGCCCGATCCCCGGCTGCTCCATCTCCACAGCCTTGTCCACAAGGGTGGGGATGTCAGCCATCCCGTCTAAACAAGAGAACTCGCTGTGAACGTGGGTGTGAAAAAACATTTGCCCCCCTACTCCAACAGCACCGGCTCGATCCAACTCGTGTGAGGGTCGTACTTGTCGTGCTGCTTTGCCAACCGCATCCAACGGTAGGACTCCATTGTTCGGCCTCTACCGGAAATCCGCAAAGACCACTCCGAAATGTGCTGTGGGCAGCGCACGACTTTTGTGCCGTAATCGCTGCCCACGAGCCACCACTGAACTTCTTCTTGATCGGTGAACGTCAAGCGCCCACAAAGGTCACAGAAAATCCACTTGTCTTTGCGGCTTCGCTGCGCTCGTGTTGACTTCGCCATTCAACTCTCGCTGTCTTTCGGCGTCTGACCCGATGCTACTCAAGCGGTATCGGTCATCCCAAGGAACTTCCGGGTCGTAGCGATAAAGAGTTCCGTGCTCAGGGTCACGGACTCGGAGAATCGTGCCCTGCTGGTCTTCAATCCCTCGAAGAACGTAGCCCATTGCTCTTGGGCTAAACGAGCCAACTTCCGACAAAATGTTAGACCACGAGATCGTTTGACCAGAAAGCAGCAACTCCGTAACGGCGTGTTTCTTCGGATCACGGGCAGGGTGGAAAACATTCGTATGGGTCATCATGCTCCAATCTTGGTAAGCGAATAAGCGGGTCGCATCATCTGGCGACTTGCACCCTTCAGGTGATCGTTGAACGCTCGCACAATCGTGCTGACGATGACCTGAGACTGGGGCTTTGGCTGGCCGAGCCGAAGAAGCCAGTTACGAAGGGCAAGGCGAGGATCATCAGCTTGCAGATTTGCACCAGTCCGAACTCCATCAATGAAGTCTTGCAAAGCGGCTTCTTCTCCGGCGTCACGAGCCATCATGAAGAAGGTCAGCCAAGCTGTGTTTGTACCGCCCGAATGTTCGTAGGTTCGCCAAGCAACGTTGACCCACTTCGACATGAAATCGGCGTTGCTGATGACGTACTCGGCCTGATCTTGCCGAGTCACAAGGTTCAGGTTCTGTGTCTTGAAAAAGTCCAAGCCAGCGTTGTGGCACACCATCAGTTTCGCAGCCGCCATCAGAGTGGACTTGCTCGGCACATCGACATCCATCAAGGCGTCGGCGGGACGACGACCCATTCCGGTGTCCATGACACGGAAGGAGTCTTTGTCAACTCCGTCAACCAAAACCATTTGGTGCGTTGTGCCGGATTTGATGACGGCATGAAGCCGATGCTGGCCGTTGAGCAAGTAGCCGTCGGGATGCAACTGAATCGGCTCGCCAGTGAATCGCCACTGGCCATCCCGCATCATCGCTGCGTACTTCTCAACTCGGTTGTTGTTGACCGGCCGGTTCTTGAGGGCTTTGCCCCCCTTGACCATTTGGTCGGTGTGCTTGATGAGCCGCTCCGCAAACTTGGGAGTGACTCTCTTGATAGATGCGTTTGGCATCTGCGCCTCCTCAGGGCTTAGGTGTTTTGGTAACAATAGCAGCAAGCAAAATCATTCTGCAACTACCCCCAGCAATGTTTTGATGCATTCCACGCCCGCCATGAGTCACCTGCTCGACTGTAGATTTCGTAAGCCACTTCGGCATTGCGAAGTGTCCACCGTGCATCGTCTGTGCTGATTCCCAAGCCAGCCGCAGCAGAAAGCTTCTCTCCGTCATCGGTGAACTCCCAGCCCCAGACAGATCGGCCAGTGCCGGGTTCACGGGTCCACGGCGCCAACAACTGGAAGAGTCCTGATGCGCTGCTTGTTGGGTTCTTGGCTTGCAGGTCAAATCTTGACTCGCACCACGCCACATCTAGTGCTCGCTCGTATTCCGGCCCCCAAAGTGATTCAACAATCTGCCGAATCTCGACAGGAGCACTCGGCCTGCCCACACGGCTTTTCTTCGGCGGAAGAGTCGTGGTCGTTGTCGTGGTAGTTGTCGTCGTGGTGGTGGTAGTCGTAGTCGTTGAGGTCGTCGTTGAAGTGATATATGGCTCTCTCACCACCATCGCTATGGCGCCTCCAGACAGGTCAAGCTGGGGCGCAATCGGGTCGTCCTGAGCGCAACTTGCTAACACCGCCAACGCAGCGACCACGAAACGGCTCACGCTTCCTTCGTCCGCAAATACGGAGTTCGAGCAACCTCTTCCGAATTCGCCACAACCGTCTCGATCGGCACAATGCCTCGTGACACAAGGTCGCTCAGCTTTTTCTGATCGACAGAAACTTTTGTGACTTGACTCCAAAGTTCCGGGCCAAGCTCGGCCGCAAGAGCTTCTTCGTTGAACTTGATGGTCGTCGGCCGGACAACCGTCGCCGTACCTTGGCTCGATTCGACGCTCCACGGGAGACTCTCAATTCCCTCGGGTGTAGCGTCAAGAACTTCACGCTGGGCAGTCTTCGCCCATTCTTCCAAGCTTTTGATCTTTGCTCGGGTGTCGTGCAACTGAGCAAGAAGCTCGTCAATTACTGATGTCATCTCTACCTCCTAGAGAAAGAAGGGCCACCCCACTGGCGGATCGCAGGGTGGCCCTTCGGATGTGGGGGATCAGCGTTCCAGTTCGTCTACCAGAACATCGACCATCTCGGACCGTGAAAGCCCATCGGAGCTTCCTGCTCCCCGAACTGAATCAAAGAGCTTGCGAAGTTGCTTCTTGCTCATCTCATCAAGGTCGAAATCTTCTTCGATGTCGGCATCGACATCGGTTGAATCAAAAGGGCCGTCCTCTTCCTCCCCGAGCGCTTGGCGGCGAGCATCAACAAGGACTTCTTCCAACTCGATCGCTTCGTACTTGTCAAGCGCTCGATCGGACGGAGCGCACGGAGTTACCTCGTAAGTGGTGTCGAGGCCCGAGCCGTGCTTGTCCAACTCATAGTCACGGTCGATGACCGTGCCGTACTTTTCGTACTTGAGCATGAGCGAATTCGCAGCCGTCTTCGGCAGCTTGAGCGCAACGACCTGATCGGTGTCAGTGTCAACTGCCGATACGAGGTATCGGAAGCTCGCCTTCGCACCATCAGGAAGAATCTCGCCTTCGGCCATCGGGCAGAAGCCTTCGCCCGTCCAATACTCGAAGTAACCGAACCACGTTTCCGGCTCACCGAGGAACCGCACGGTCAAGCCGTCGGCCGGGATGTTCTTGATCCAGCCTTTTCCGCCGCCGCCCTTCTTGAGCGACTCCTTGACTTCCTTGACGGAAGTGAACTGCTTCGTTGCCAACTTCATTGCTTCGCCTCCTCGGCTTTCGGTGTTGATTCATGATCGTAGCCTGAATCGTCGTCAACCGCAACGATTCCACACTGGGTCCAAAGAACCTTCAGCCCGTGGATGTCGTTCAACTTCTGGAAGATGAACTCGGTCAGATACTCGGGAGAGCCTGCTCCCGAAGACAGCCGATTGACTTCCTTGGTGATTCCTTCTGGCCAGTAGGTGCCATCTTCGACGGTGACACTCATCATCACTTCTACTTGTTCTCGCAAAAGTCTTCTCCTCTTTCCTCTGCTTGTTGTTCTGCTCGGACGAGCAAAATCGTTGCCACTACTCCAGCGGCTGAACTCAAGACTGCCAAGACGATCATCGTGATCGCCAACCATTGCACCCAACCCATGCTCATACCTCGTGTGATAGTGATAGTGAAATTTTGCTCCGGCTGCAACTCGTCACCGGAGATAAAAAAAGGGGGCCGGGGAACAAGAGTAATCTTGCTCCCCGGCCCTTGCCGGTCATGCGGAAGCCACCACGTTTCGGGTCGTCTCCAGAATCTTGGCACCAAGAACGTCCGGCATCTTCCGAAGCTCCGCTTCAGTACCGAAGACGATCGTCTCAGTGTGACCGTGATCGACACCATCGTAGTGTTCGTAGACTTCGCCAAGTCGGATGAGAATCGAAGCCGCAACGTTGTTCAGCTTCTTCATCTCGTCGTCATCGACGTAGAACGCACCGTCAGTCAGTGTCAGCAAGACCTTGTGAGTCTTGTCGCTACGACCAAAGATTTCGTTCGCCCAACGAACCGCACTCTTGATGTTGGTGCCGCCATTAGCAGCCCACTCAGGCACCGAAGCCTCGCTGAAGCTCTCGCTGCTGCTCTTCATGAGCGCAGCCCGAGTATCGAACGAGATCAAGGTAGACGGAATGTCGTTGTCAGCAAGCGCACGCTCAATCGCCCACGCTGAAGCTGCGGCATTCCACATACGGTTGCCAGCCATCGAGCCAGAAGTGTCGATCAGCACAACGACCTCAAACGAGGTAGCCTCGTCGGCATTCGCAACCCAGCGGTCGAAGACATCGAGATGATGCCCACGACTGCCGATGTAGTCGGCAATGTTGAGGCGGCCAGTTGAGTGGCCGGACTCATAGCCGTCTTCGGCGTCGAAGAACACCGAGCCAAGGGCTGAAGCCAACTTCTTGCGGACGACTCTTGCCCAGTTGCGGCTCCGCAGCTCATGAATCGGGGTGTGGCTGGCCGGTTCAACCTTGCGGTCGCCGGTTGTATCCAACCCGTCGTCAACTGCCGCAGCACGAGCAACTGCCTTGAACTCCCGATCAACGATGCTGTCAAGATCAAGCTCGTTGGCGAGGTCGTCAAGAAGCTCTTTGACTCCATTGCCAATGTCGTCACCACCAGCATCAGCGTCAGCACCACCAGCATCGGCGTCAGCGTCAGCACCAGCACCAGCACCAGCGTCAGCGTCAGCGTCAGCATCGGCATCAGCACCAGCATCGGCATCAGCACCAGCATCGGCGTCAGCATCGGCGTCAGCATCGGCGTCAGCATCGGCGTCAGCATCGGCGTCAGCGTCAGCGTCAGCGTCAGCGTCAAACTTCTCGCTAACACGCTCGATGTCCTTGCGGGTATCGCCAACACGCTCTGGCCTACCCTCGCCAAGATCGCCGTGAGAATCAATCTCCGGCGGAGTGGCGTAAGTAGCCTTCAGAGCACGCTCAACATCTTCAATGATGGCGAGAGCAGCGTCAGCATCAGTCGGGAAAACGAGCCGAGTGTACCGGTCGATGTCCTTTCCAAGCGCATCAACTTCGGCATCGGTGTACTCGCCGACACTCGTGGCTGCACTCGCAAAGTTTTCCCAAGCAGCCTTCCGAATCTCAGCAGGCAAGTAATGCCTGCCACGCAGGAGAAGCCCGAGTGATGGACTCGCCGGGTTCGGAGACACAAGTGCCTCTCGAATCAGGTTCACGAACACCGGAATCGCCGGAGCGTACCGAGCCGTAAACAGGTTCTCGATACGAGCGTCTTCAAGCAAGTTGAAGGCGTGAAAAAGCTTCGGCCGGAAAGACCCTTCGGTCTTCTTGAGCACATCCTTGTGAGGGCGATGGCTTGTGCGAGGAGTCCAAATGATGTGAGACACCTCGTGAAAAATCAGGCCCTTCAGAAGAATCCAACTACGAGCTACCGAGTTTGCATTTCCGTATTCGCTGCTGAGCAGCGGAGCGGCGATGTTCTCGATGAACCAGTTGACCCCAAGGTAGATGTCTTTGCCGTCCGTGAACGCAATCCCGCTGCTGTAGGCAAAGCGAACTTCGATGTCGTCTCGTCCGAGGACCGAAGCCACGCGTTCGCCAACAGTGACGCTGGCGCTTGCCCACGCGGAAGCACGCTCGACAAACCTTTCAACTCGCTCGACATCACTTTCGGTGATCTCTCCGAACTCGTTATTCAGCTTGGTCGTCGCCCAGTGGCGAAGATTCGCAACGAAATTTGCAAAAGACACAGCGTTGTCATTCATTTTTTTCCCTCCTTTCAGAATCAGAAGGCGGGGCCGCTGTCGGCCCCGCCGATGGAAACAGAATCGCCAGCGAGTTCGCTGACGATGCGATCACGGTAGATCGCCAGAACCTCGACAACCACCGGGCGCTCGGTGACATCGAAGTTGTTGGTGAAGTTCTCCGCAGCGAACTCAAACCCAAGCTCGCCAACGATCTCCTCAAAATCCATGAGAACGTTCGTCGGAACCGGAGTCGTGAGATCACCAGCGGTCACCCGCTCACGAAGGCGGTGGGCGAGGTCACGAAGCGAAGGGCTCTTGATGAGCTTCGCCTCAACCTCGTCGTTGTAGCCCCAATCGAGCTTCACCGTGAACCGGTTGCGAAACGCAGGGTTCAAGGGCCGAGTACCGAGGTAACCGGGGTTGAGCGAAGCGACCACGAAGAAATCTTCGTGAGCCTCGACAACCGTCGGGACATCGGAACCAGCAGCCTCCGGCAGGTACAACGACCGGCGACCGTCGAGAAGGCCGTAAAGAACAGCCGCAATCTTGGGTGGCAAGAAGTTGACCTCATCGAGGTACAGGATGCCGCCATGCTTGACGACCTCAAAGATGTCGCCCGCAGCGTAAGTGAACTCGCCACCGGTTGACGGAACCCAACCGCCGAGCAATGCTCGGAGATCGACAGCACCATTACATGCGACGGTCACAACCGGCAGGTTTTCCCGAGCAGCGTAAGCAAAGACCAAAGATGTCTTTGCCGAACCGGTCGGCCCTTCAATCAAGACGTTCTTCTTTGTCCGACGAGCGGCATCAAGAACGTCAAAGTCGAGCACCGAGCCAGCAACCTTGCGGTTGATGTAACCGCTGCCGAACTTGCCGACGGGGATGAGGTGAGCGAGCGGCGAATCGCCAACCGGAGCAGCCGGAACAACCGGAGCCGGAGCAACCGGAGCCGGAGCCGGAGCCGGAGCTTCGACAGTCGGAGTGACGACGGCCGTGGCTTCACCACGAAAGAGCCGGTCAAGCGAATCAAAGCTCTCGCCATTCACTGCCCACTCAAGCGCCTCGATGACCCCATCCGTATACGACGATCCGTCCGCCGATAGCGAGCGGACACGTTCCCGAATCTCGGGAACTGATGGGCGATTGCCCATCTTGGCTTTTGGCCTCTTAGTAGTCATAGTCCCTCCTTGAACTTGACGAATGAATGATGCGAACTGCTCCATTCATGAGATTAGCAAAGATTAGTGCCGATTACGAGCTGGCCGTGAACTTCTTCCAAGCGAAAGCCTTGGCCTTCGCTGTCCCGTCAGAGCAAAAAGTCTTGAGGGTGTGACCCGAACGGGCGTCCACAACTCGTGCCGTGCCTCCGCCGAACCGAGAATCGACATGGAAAAATCCGTACTTAGCGACGTTCTTCCAGTTGAAAGTAGCTCGGTAGCTCGGCGTTACGAACGAGTTGAACGGGTTACCTGAAACAGTCATTTTCCTCCTTTGTGACTGCGATGAAATGGGAGCAGTTTTACGACTTGCTCAGGTCCGGGGTGAATCAGTCATTCTTTCTCCCCCTGTTTGTTGCGAGATGACTGCCTACGCTGGGAGGCTCAATGGCTCTTCTACCAGCTACGCCGTGTGCGGATGACCAGCCCGCTGACTCGGCAGTATTTGATTGACTCTCCTACGAGGGGTCGAACCTCACTCCCTTCAATCGATTGCCGCCGATTAGCCGGGTTTCCGCCACCACTTCTAGAGCACCTAACGGCAATTAGGTGCTCCAATAAAGTGTGTCTGCCATCTTCACAAAGGCGGTAGGAGAAAAATTTGTTAGTGGCTCTGGGAGGAATCGAACCTCCGAGCGGGCTTTACGCCCATTCACCGAGCTTTCGCTCAGTGCTCCTGTTCCTTGAGCGCCTCATCAGGGGCGCTAGCAGAGCCGTGGTGTGAATCTTCGATCAATTCGCTCGCTTCCCTGCCGAGCCTTCGGGGCACCGGCAAAGCGAATCGCAAAGACTTGTGGGCGTTGGCTTCCCTTTCTCCCAAGGGAACAGCGGCCGAGGGAATCGGCCCGGTCACAGAGCAGCGCTGGCCGCCGTAGCACGCCCCGAGGGGGAAGCTTTGGCAACGACGTTGTTGTGATGACGCTGGGCTTTTTCGCCCACGCCTGAACTGGAGCTTAGGGCGATCACTGCGGCTGATGAACCGCTCACGCCTTGGGAACTCATTTGCCGCTTTTCCGCTCCGATCCGGGCCGGTCCCGTATCCCGTGGCGCTTCCAGACTCACCCACGGGGCGATCACCGAGCCGTCCTAGCGGGGGTCGCATCCCCACCCGGAAAAGCCGGGGGAGCGGGGAAGCCCCGGGGGGCTTCTCCCCCCGCTCCAATGCCATTATGGCAGGTATTGGTGGGCATTGCAAGTCATTCAAGAAAGTTTTTTGAAAACTTTCAGGCGCTCAACTCGGCAGCAGGCTCAACGATTTCGGCCTTCGTCGGGCGGCTGAAGAAGCCGAAGTCAGGGTCACGGTCGCCCGCTTCGATGCGGGCGGTGAAGGCAACCTTGTCGCCCTTGCTCACGGCCGAGATGGCGGAAGGGACAGTCCCGTAAAGCTTGAACGCCGTGGTCGGGGTCGGCGTGACCCGCACAACCATCTTGTGAGTCGAGCCAAAGGGACCACCAGAATCCTTGATCCCCTCAAAGATGACCTCACCCTCAATGCGAGTGCGGCCGTGAATTTCGGGGACCGGCACCGGATCGAACGAAGGCTCGGCAGCCCGAGCAGCCTCACGCTCAGCTTTCTCAGTGGCGATCTTGATGACGAGCGCAGCCATCGCCTCCGAAGGCTCGCCCCGGTAGGCACGGCACTTGCCCACGATGTCGATCACAATGTGGTGACCAGCAGCATCGACGATGGCGGCAGCGAACTCAGGGTTAGCGGCAACGTAGGCGTCAAACTTCTCCGTCGCCTCGGCCTTCCGGCGAGCGTTCTCTTCACGCTTGCGAGCGTGGCGGATTTTCTTCTCACGGTTCTTCTTGTTCTTGTCCTCGTAGGCCAAGTAGTTTTCGGCGCAAATATGGCCGACGGCGATGAACTCGCCCGACGGAACATGGCGGAAGACCGAGCCATAGGCGAAGGCTGCGCCGCACAGGACGCAGGAGCCACGGAATGCTTCGCCATCGGTCTTGCGAGGCCGACCGAAGCGAACAAGGTCGAAGAAATCGCCGGTGCCAAAAAACACCTCAAGATGAGCGTGCTCTGCGGCGAAGCTTTTTGCGATCTCGTGTGAGATGCCGTGGTAGAACTCACCGATGAAGGTGTAGTCAGCGGGGTCGAGGGCATCGCTCAGAGAGTGACGGTGGGGGACGGTGCCGGGTGCGTAGTAACTCATGGCTAGATGATCTCACACATGAAGCTCCATTGCAACTCATTCAAGTTATTGGTGAGTGACTTGCTGGCTTGACAGCATGTGATACCGTCCCAGTTCAAGCCGCCACCCCAAAGCCTTCGGTTCGTCGAAACGACCTCAAGGCCGCAAGCGGCCGAACAAGAAGGAGGATTCTTGTGGGAGCAAGAACAGAACAACTTTTCATTTCTTCAATTCTTCGTCAAGAAGACCATGTCACTCCACTGACCAATGGAGTAACAGCCGAGTGGTTCTTTCACTTCCGAAGTGAATGGGAATGGATAGCTAGGTACATCGACCGGCATCGGTCTTGTCCGTCGAAAACACTTTTCAAGTCGAAGTTCTTCAACTTTCTGATTCTGAAAGTTGATGATGTTGAGTTCACGACTGGAGAACTCAGGGATGCTTTTCTGAACAAGATGATGATCCGCACGATGGACTCGGCTCTTGATTCGATTGAGGAACGCAAGAACCCTCAGCGTGTTCTTGAAGATTTACAGAAAGCTCTCGTTCAACTCCACGGTGAAGCTTCAACTACATCCAACGAATCAGATGTTGTTGAAGATTGGGAATCGGTGTTCAACGAGGTTTCTCGGCGGAGTGAGAAAGCGAACGAACGAGGGATGGCTGGTTTACCCACCGGCTTTCCAACTCTTGATCTCGCAACGAATGGTCCTCAACCCGGAGACTTCTTCGTAGTAGCTGCTCGACTCGGACAAGGAAAAACGTGGACCTTGATCCGTATGGCAGCATCAGCGCTGATGGCCGGAGCAACTGTTCAGTACGATGCGCTTGAGCAATCAAAAAGTCAGATCGCCATGCGGGTTCACACGTTTTTGCAAAGTGAGAACGCGAAAGAAATGTTCACGACGGCCGAACTCATGTCCGGCAAAGGCGTTGACCTCATCGCCTACAAGAAGTTTCTCAAGAAGCTCAAAGCTGATCTTCCCGGCAAACTCATCGTTGACGACACTTCACGAGGCAAGGTATCCCCGGCTTCGATCGCCGCTCAGCTTGAACGGAACCGACCAGACATCTTGTTCGTGGACTACCTCACGCTGATGTCAGGAGCGAGCGACTGGCAAAAGATTAGTGAGCTGTCGGGCGAACTCAAAGGAATCGCTCAAGCCTACGAAGTGCCGATAGTGGCAGCCGCCCAGATCAATCGGGCGAGCTACGACTCGGGGCATCCGGGGACTCAGCATCTTGCTGGTTCGGACAGCATCGGTCAGGACGCTGATGCGGTCATCACGATGGCCCAGCAATCTCGGCATGTCATCAAATTTCATCTAGCCAAATACCGTCATGGTGCTGACGGTCAATTTTGGTTCACCGAATTCCGGCCGAACTCCGGCCAATTCACCGAGATCAGCGGAGACGCCGCTCAAGAACTCATTGATGAAGACAGGCTGGCTGAGCTGTGAGTTATGCCGATTTCGTTGAGAAGCACCTGAGCGTTTCATCCCGCTCCGGCAACGAGTGGGCGTGCCTGTGCCCGTTCCACGACGAAAAGGGAGCGTCGTTTTCGATCAACATCGAGAAGGGACTCTTCATCTGCTACGCCTGTCAGGAGCGTGGCAACTTCGCCAAGCTCGCCGCTCACCTTGGTGTTGACGGTTACAGCGGCAGCGGTCCGGGTCGGGACGATCCCGGCCTTGCCGCCGCAACCGCTCGGAAGCGTATCGGAGACGTTGAAGAATCGCTTGCAGCAGCATCGGATCAGAAGCTTTTTCCGATCGACTGGATCGAGTGGTGGCAGCAAGACGCCGCACGCTATTGGGCGGATCGAGATATCAGCGATCCGAAAGTGCTTGCTGACTTTCAACTCGGTTATGCCGTAGAAGATGATGCGCTCGTGATTCCGCTGCACGATCATCACGGTCGGCCGATCGGAGTTGTTCGGCGCTTCCGCAATCCTCCTCCAGACTTTGCGAAATACAAGTACCCGAAGGGCGTAAAGATTTCGCACGTTCTTTACGGATTCGCTCAAGCGGCCTCTCTTGAGCGGCTCGATCGACTCGTCGTGGTCGAAGGCTCGATCGACGCCCTCAAGGCGTGGTCGTTCGGCACCCCGGCCGTGGCGATCCTCGGGGCGAGAGCCTCTCGCCGTCAAGTTGAACTGATCGAGAGCCTCGCTCCTACCTCGCTACTCTTGATGCTTGATGCCGACCGAGCCGGTAGAGCGGCCGAGAAGCATCTTGTCGAGGATTTGCGGGATTCCGGCATTGTCCTTCGGCGTCCATCAAAGTGGCCTGCCAGTTGTAAGGATGTGGGCGAGATGTCTTCACAGCAATTTGCAAATACGCTACAATCCTCATCCAGAGTTCGCCACTCCATGAAGGCTCCTCCTACTTCATTGGTCCCCTAAGTGGCGTGGGCACCGGCCCCCTTGGCGCAACCGGGTGTGAGCGCCAAGGGGGCTTGCTCATTTATAACGAGGGCGCTCAAGCTCTGGGTCGGCAAGCCTTTCCGTGAAGTAGCCGTGGCAGTCCTTGCACTGGTAGCGGCGGTTCTTGCTTGTCTTGGTGTAGTTGAATCCACGAGACACAGGGGCGGTTGTACTCCCGCAGCGAGGGCAACCGTCCGACTGCCCGTGGAGGGCGTAGTTGGGGAGCATGTGATTCCACTCTTTTGTTGCCTCAAAGAGTTCTTCGGTGAGCCGTACATCCTGCTGGTTGTACTTTTTCATCAGCGCCCAAGCTTTAGCGTCTCCCTCCATGCATCCCTTCCACAGATCAAATCCGGCGTGCTTCGTTTTTGATCCGAGGTCGAGTTGCTGAGCGACGAAATCCAATTTGTTGCTGGCGAACTTGAAGTTCTTTCGCATCACGAGCAGCAAATCGATGTCAATATGAGGTGCTGGTTTGCCCAGCCCTTCGAGCAAGAACTCTCGCTGGAGATGTTTACAGTCGTAGGCCCGACCGTTGTAGGTAATGATCGCATCAGCTTCGTCAAGCAAAGTCCACGCTCGCTCGACCATTTCAGAATGACCATCGTGAAAGTCCGAGTGGAAGTGAATCTTTTTCTCGCCCACCCATTTTGCTGCGAAGCAAATCACGCTGCCCGGAATCTCAACTTGGTTGATCCCTACGTTCGTTTGGAAAAGCTGCCAGACGAATGCGAGCGACGGCTGAGACTCGATGTCGATTACCAAAGTCTTCATCTGACCAGCCCCTTGGAGATGCGAGTGTCGTTGTCACCAATGGTCCACGGACTCGCTTCTCTCGTGATCGAGACGGGGCGAACATCCGGTCGGTGAGCTTTGCGGCGTATCGACCATGCCAGCGCTCCGGCGATGAACGAGTCAGGCGGGTGTCCCGAACCGAACAAGTCTTTGTCGGTGACGTACTTGTGCTCGTCGTAGACATATTTGATTCGAGGGCAGCGAAGGCCGTCTTGCTCGATCCCGGCGATGTACTGGGTGAACACAGACTCACGCTCACGGCCACGGAGAACGACTGGCTTTACTTTGCGCTTGTCGTAGGTAATGAGGTCATCAACTACGTTGCCGATGCCAGTGGCGTCATGAACGCACAAGCCGCCGTACATATTCAACGTGTCGTCTAGGTCGGCCACCATCTCCGGCCACGGCTTCCGACCGGTGCGAAGGAAGGCCACCTCGACCCACGGGTCAACGTCCGTTCGGAACGTGCGGATGACCGTGAAATCTTTTTCTTTCGCCCAGTCAGCTCCCGTGACGTACCGAGCGCCTTCGACTGGTTCTTCGACGGTGATGTACTCGTCAAGCTCCCCAAGGAACCAGCCGTAGGTTTCTTGATCGAAACACCGCTCGACAAAATTGACATCAATGGCACGGCCATCAAACGACGGCTCTTGGAGGTCGTACTCGATAGCGAACATCCGCTCGCTGACCTCAACTCTTTTGCGGTCAACTTGGTCTTGGGTCAGCCAGCCGGGTTCTTCGGGGGTGCCAATATTTTCCCGCCAGCACCACTCGTGGACCGGCCAACCTCGCTCGTTTGCACGGCGAAGTAACTCGGTCATCGTGCCGTCCGCATACTGATGCGTCGAAGACGCAACGACCTGCGAACGGATGCCACGCTTGTCCATTGGCTGACCGAGCGCCGAGTCGAAAAGTTGAATCTCAAGCTCGTCAACCTCATCGAGCCGAAGGCGTTGAGGATGCGGGCCTCGGACTGATTTTTCCGATGCCATCAGAGCAAGAATGCTGCCTTCGTTCTTGAGTTTGGTCGAAAACTTTGTAGGTTCGCCCTTCAGCATGTCGGGTGCTCGATCCGACAAGAGCATTTTTTGAGCGCCATCGTGGACGTTCTGACTTTGCTGCGCCGAGCCGCCGAGCACTGTGATCTCGGCACCGAGGGTCGCAGCCTCGATGCAAACAAGAGCTGCGAGGGTTTGGCTCTTGCCGCCGAAGCCTCGACTGGCTTTCCAGATCGAGATCGGCGTCTCACCGAAATACGCCTGAGCGAGAGCCTCAAACGGCGTCGAATGGTGCTCGCAAACTTTTTGCCGAGGGATAGTGATGCCCCACACGACCTTCAAGTACATCCAAAGTTCGTCCCGGTCTTGCGGAAGTCGTCCAAGAACGAGAGGCACTATGTGTCTTTCCGCTGGTAGTGAAACGATTCAAGCGTTCGGATTCGTTGCTCGTGGTCGTCAACCGCATCTTGCAG